TGAATTTGACAGCAAGGATGGTGCCGAAATGCCAAAAGAGGTTTTAGCAAATGTCAAAAAACTAGCTAAAGCGTTACAAGTCCTTAGAGACAACACTGGAAAAAAAATAACCATAAATAGTGGATATAGAAGTCCTTATCATAATAAGAGCATCGGGGGAGCATCCAAATCGCAACATCTTTTAGGCAATGCTTCTGATATTGTTGTGGAGGATCATACTCCTAATCAAGTTTATGAATTGATAGAATTACTTATTGAGAAAGGCGAACTTCCTGAAGGTGGTTTAAAGGCTTATAGTAACTTTACGCATTACGACATTCGTGGTAAAAAAGCACGTTGGTAACAACCATTTGTATATTATAATAAACAAAAGTATACTTATTTGTATAATCTAATGAACAAAAAATCAATATTATTAATTCTTACAGTTATAGCTTCAAGTTGTGCATCTAAAAAAACAATTACGGAATATAAGGACAGAATTGTTAACGATACAATTATAAAAACAAGAACAGAAGTTTTAGTAGAAAGATTTACAGATACACTTACCATTAATCAACCTTGTGATAGTTTAGGTAATTTAAAGCCTTTTAAGCAACTTATTTCTACTAAGCAAGGTAAAGTGTCATTGCAAGGTAAAGATAACGTTATAACGGCTGAAATTGATTTAAACGCTTATAAAGAGATATTAGAAAAAGAATACAAAAGTAAGTTAGATAAAAATACTATTTTAAAAGAAAAAGAAGTCGTTAAGTATAAGATACCACTTTGGATTATACTATTGTGCCCTGTGCTATTTGGGCTTGGATACTTAAACGGAAAATTATTATAAAAGCATGTAACTATATTAATGTAAAACAATTAAATTAAATAAAATGAGCAAAATTTCAGAAGAACAATTAGAAAAAATCGTAAGTCAAAAGAAAAAGTTAGATCAACTAGTGTTAAATATTGGGGCTATTGAGACTCAAAAGCATTTTTTATTACACGAGGTTGCTGAGGCTGAAAAAGTTATGAGCGAAATTAAACTTGAGCTTGAGAATGAATACGGAGCCGTGTCTATTAATTTAGAGACAGGTGAATACAGTGAAATAGAAAAAGAAGATAATACTCTAGAAGTAGTTAAGTAATGTCTAATATTATAAGAAAAATAAGTATAGGTTCTGACTACAAAAACGACGCAATGCATTACGCTATAGGTCAACAAGTTTATGGTGGTCACGAAATATCGCATATATTGCACGAAGAACCTACTAATTCTTATAGTATATATATCAAAAAAAACAACGAAGTTTTGCCATGGAAGAAATTTAATTCAAACATGGCAATATCCGTTGAATATGATCTAGAGTACTAATGAGAAGTTTATATGACTTTATAGTTAAACCTATAAAAGGTAGGTATAATAACAATAAAGATATTGATGGTAAAAAACTTATACTCAACACAAGTATAGAAGAGTTTAAGTTTATCAATAGAGAAGCTATTGTCGTATCAATACCGTTAGCTTATGAAACACCTATACGACCAGGTGATAAAGTTATTATACATCATAATGTTTTTAGAAGATACTACAACCAAAAAGGAGATGCCGTTGACAGTAGTAAACTATTTAAAGAAGATTTATTTTTTTGTCAACTAGATCAAGTTTATCTTTATAAAAAAACTGACAAATGGATAGCGCTAGGCAATAGATGCTTTGTGTCTCCAGTAAAGAGTTTAGATGACTTCTCTTTAGATAAGGAAAAAAAAGGTGTTGGTATATTAAAAATTAGTAATAGTTCCTTAGAATCACTAGGAATAAACGAGGGAGATGTTGTTGGGTTTAAATCTAACAGGGAGTTTGAGTTTATTGTAGATGGTCAAAGACTTTACTGTATGGAATCAAATGATATTTTATTAAAGTATGGACACGAAAGAAACGAAGAAGAATATAATAGCAGCTGGGCAAAAAGCAGTTGATGAGTTAATAAAGGTCGCAGAGGAAAAAATAGTAGACTCAGGTGATGATATTACAGCTGATAGACTAAAAAATGCTGCAGCCACAAAGAAGTTAGCTATTTTCGATGCTTTTGAAATACTAAGTAGAATAGAGCAGGAGAGCAACTTATTAGAAGAAGGTTCTAAAGAAGTCAAACAAGAGAAAACTTTTAAAGGTTTCGCTGAAGGAAGATCTAGGTAATGTATCAACAAACTTTAGTAAAGACATTAGAAAATCATATAAAACCTAACTTATTAGAAAGAAACAATAGGTATAAGAAATGGGTTAGAGGTTATGATGCTGATATAGACGCTGTTATAATAAGTAATGATGGTACTATTGGTGAAGTTATAGAAATACAAAATTTAAAAATAGCTTTACCACAGAAACCTAAAAAAATATACAAAAGCTCTGATGATAAAAAAGAGCAAAAGTGGACTAAATTAGAATATCCAAAAGAATTAGAAAGAATAAAAAGCGTTTTTGATTGGGATAGATGTACTAACGATTTTAAAGAAAAGTGGTACGACTATATTGATAGTGAGTTTAAAAGAAGAGATGAAGGTTTTTGGTTTTACAACAATGGTGTACCTACCTATATAACTGGATCTCACTATATGTATTTACAGTGGTCAAAAATAGATGTTGGTTCTGCTGACTACAGAGAATCAAACAGGTTGTTTTTTATATTTTGGGAAGCTTGCAAAGCTGATAATAGATGCTATGGTATGTGTTATCTTAAAAATAGACGATCTGGTTTTTCTTTCATGGCATCTAGTGAGTCTGTTAATCAAGCAACTATATCTAGTGACGCTAGATTTGGTATACTATCAAAGTCCGGTGGAGATGCTAAAAAGATGTTTACAGACAAGGTAGTACCTATATCAATAAACTATCCATTCTTCTTTAAGCCAATACAAGACGGTATGGATCGTCCAAAAACAGAATTAGCTTATAGAATACCTGCTTCTAAACTAACTAGAAAAAAGTTTAACGAAGGTGTCATGGATGAAGATGTAGCAGGATTAGACACTACTATAGACTGGAAAAATACTGGAGACAACTCTTACGATGGTGAAAAACTAAGGATGTTAGTACATGATGAAAGTGGAAAATGGGAGAGACCTGATAATATATTAAACAATTGGAGAGTTACGAAAACTTGTTTGAGACTAGGTAGCAAGATAGTTGGTAAGTGCATGATGGGTTCAACATCAAACGCTTTAGATAAAGGTGGTAAAAATTTTAAAAAACTATATGACTCGTCAGATGTTACAAAAAGAAACCGCAACGGACAGACTAGCTCGGGATTATATTCTTTGTTCATACCTATGGAATGGAATTACGAAGGATTCATTGATTCTTATGGGTTACCTGTATTCGATAAACCAAAAAAAGGAACTGTAGATCCTAGCGGTCAAGTTATAGAGTATGGAGTTATAGAGCATTGGGAAAATGAAGTTGAAGGTTTAAAGAACGATCAAGACGGTTTAAATGAATACTATCGTCAATTTCCAAGAACAGAGAAACATGCTTTTAGAGATGAAGCAAAATTATCTCTATTTAACTTAACAAGAATATACGAGCAAATAGATTACAACGAGGAATTGTCTAATGACAAGATGGTTACTAGAGGTAGTTTTCAATGGCAAAACGGAATAGTTGATACAGCTGTTCAGTTTGTTCCAAATAAAGATGGAAGATTTTTAGTTAGTTGGGTTCCACCAGCTCACTTACAAAATAGAGTTATAGTAAAGAATGGTATTAGATATCCAGGTAATGAGCACATTGGTGCTTTTGGTTGTGATAGTTATGATATATCTGGAACTGTAGATAAGAGAGGTTCTAAAGGATCTTTACATGGATTAACTAAGTTTAGTATGGACGACGCTCCTATTAATATGTTCTTTTTGGAATATATAGCTAGACCACAAACTGCTGAGTTATTCTTTGAAGATGTTTTAATGGCTTTAGTTTTTTACGGAATGCCAATATTAGCAGAAAATAATAAACCTAGATTACTCTACCACATAAAAAGAAGAGGTTATAGAGGTTTCTCAATGAATAGACCAGATAGAGTTTTTAATCAACTATCTGTTACAGAAAGAGAAATAGGTGGTATACCTAACTCTAGTGAAGATATAAAACAAGCTCACGCTGCAGCTATAGAGTCTTATATAAATGATTTTGTTGGTGCAACCGAAAGAGGTTATGGAAATATGTATTTTCAAGAAACACTAGAAGATTGGTCTAGATTTGACATAAACAATAGAACAAAGTTTGACGCTACTATAAGCTCAGGATTAGCTATAATGGCTTGCAATAAAAATAGATATACACCAATTTTTAAACAAGATAAAAAACCAGTTTCAATATCTTTCGGTAGATATAATAACTCAGGTAATACTTCAAAAATAATAACATAAATGATTTACAAAACCGTGAATAGTACCTTTCCAAGTCAGGTAGTACCTGATTCAGAAAAGCAAAGCTACGAATATGGACAAGCTGTTGGTAGAGCTATAGAGAACGAGTGGTTTCGTGGTGATCGTGGTGCTGGATCTGGAGGAAGGTTTGGTAATAATTGGCAGAACTTTCATAGATTAAGATTATACGCTAGAGGAGAGCAATCAGTTCAAAAATATAAAGATGAATTATCTGTAAACGGTGATTTATCTTATCTTAATTTAGATTGGCAGCCAGTAGCTGTTTTATCTAAGTTCGTAGATATAGTTGTTAATGGTATGGTGGATAAAGGTTATGAGATAAAATCATACGCAACAGACCCATACGCTTTACAAAAAAGAACAGAATACGCAAACGCCTTAGCTGAGGATGCTTTCGCTAAAGATTTAATAAAAGAAGCAAAAGATATTACTGGTATTGACTTGTCTAGAACTAATGTACCTGAAGAAGAATTACCTGCTAATCCAGAAGAATTAGAACTTCACATGCAATTAAGCTACAAGCAAGCCGTAGAAATAGCTGAAGAAGAAGTTATAAATAATGTGTTAGATTTTAATAGGTATCCTGAAGTAAAGAAAAGAATTGCTCAAGATTTAACTATACTAGGTATAGGCTGTGTTAAGACTGACTTTAATTTATCTGAAGGTGTTACTGTTAAATATGTTGATCCTGCAAATTTAGTATATTCTTACACGGAAGATCCTAATTTTGAAGACATATATTACGTTGGTGAAGTTAAAGGAATTTCCTTACAGGAACTTAAAAAACAGTTTTCTCATCTAACAAATGAAGAGTTGGAAGAGATACAAAAATATCCTGGTCCACAAAATTACACTAGACAATACAATGGTCAAGACGATAATTATGATACAATACAGGTTCTGTACTTTGAATATAAGACATATACAAATCAGGTATTTAAAATAAAGCAAACAGAACAAGGTCTTGAGAAAGCTATAGAAAAAAATGATGGATTTGATCCGCCGGAAAATGATAGTTTTAGTAAAGTTTCTAGATCTATAGAAGTTTTGTACAGCGGAGCAAAAATATTAGGTCACAATAAAATGTTAAAATGGGAGCTAGCGGAAAATATGACTAGACCATATAGTGATCAAACTAGAGTAGAAATGAATTACGCTATATCTGCTCCTAGAATGTACAAGGGTAGAATAGATAGTTTAGTAAGTAAGTGTATTGGTTTTGCTGACATGATTCAAATAACGCATCTTAAAATACAACAGGTACTATCTAAAATGGTTCCTGATGGTATATTTGTTGACGTAGACGGTTTGGCTGAGGTTGATTTAGGAAACGGAACTTCTTATAACCCTCAGGAAGCTTTGAATATGTACTTTCAAACTGGTAGTATTGTTGGTAGATCTTTAACTCAAGATGGTGATCCTAATAGAGGTAAGGTTCCAATTCAAGAACTACAATCATCATCAGGTATAAACAAAATACAAGCTTTAATACAGACCTACCAATATTATCTACAAATGATACGTGACGTAACTGGTTTAAATGAAGCTAGAGATGGTAGTATGCCAGCAAAAGATTCTTTGGTGGGTTTACAAAAATTAGCGGCGGCTAATTCTAATGTAGCAACAAGACACATACTTCAATCAATGTTGTATATAACTATTAGAACATGTGAAAATATAAGTTTAAGAGTTGCAGACATGTTAAACTTTCCTCTAACGAAAAATGCTTTAATGAATTCTATAAGTGTATCAAATACAAATACATTGCAACAAATGGAATTTTTAAATATGCATGAGTTTGGTATATTTTTGGAACTAGAGCCAGAAGAAGAAGAAAAAGCTCAATTAGAAAATAATATACAAATAGCATTAAAAACCGGTGGTATAGACTTAGAGGATGTTATAGATATTAGGCAAGTAACAAATTTAAAGTTGGCTAACCAGCTGTTGAAACAAAAAAGAAAAAATAAATTAAAACAAGCTCAAGAAACTCAACAGGCAAACATACAAGCTCAAGCTCAAGCAAATGCAGAAGCTGCGGAAAGAGCTGCTTTAGCTGAACTACAAAAACAACAAGCATTAGCACAAACAGAATTACAATTAGAGCAAGGTAAGTCTCAGTTTAGAATACAGCAAATGCAACAAGAAGCAGAAATTAAAAAACAATTGATGGCTGAAGAGTTTAATTACAACATGCAGTTAGCGCAAATAAAAGCAAACGCTGAATACAGTAAAGAAAAAGAAAAAGAAGATAGAAAAGATCAAAGAACTAAAATACAGGCCACTCAACAGTCTGAGCTTATTGATCAAAGAAAAAACGACTCTTTACCAAAAGATTTTGAATCATCAGGAAACGATGTTTTAGGTGGGTTTGGTTTAGGTAGTTTTGAACCTATGTAAAATTTTAACTATTTAATTATATTATATTATGGAAGTAAAACAAGAAGGAGATTTCAAAATGAAATCAAAACCAAAAACACCAAAAAAATTAAACAAACCAAATGAGGTAGCTGAAGTTAAAATAAATAATACAGCTAAAGAAGCTCAAGGAGTTGTAGTACCGGAAGTTACAAATATCGTAATTAAAGAAGAAGATACAAATGCCATTCAAGAACAAAGCACAGAGAGCAGCGTGTTACGCTCAGAACAACCCGAAGTGGAATTGCAAGAAGTGGGACAAGGAAACGAAGTCGCCATTGAAAATAATAATGAAGAGCAAGTACAAGTAATTCAAGAAATTACAGAGCAAGAAGTAAAGTCTGCTGTTCAAGAGTTACAAAACACTATTGAAGAAAACAAATACACAGGTAAACCATTGCCTGAAAATATAGAAAAACTAGTTTCTTTTATGGAAGAGACTGGAGGAACTTTGGAAGATTATGTTAGATTAAGCTATGATTATTCTAATACCAACGACGAAGCTCTTCTTAGGGAATATTACAAAAAAACAAAACCTCACTTAGATGCTGAGGATATAAACATCATACTAGAAGATTTTTCATACGACGAAGAACTAGATGATGAGAGAGATATACGTAAGATAAAAATTGCGTTAAAAGAGGAAGTTGCAAAAGCAAAGAATTTTCTAGAGCAAACCAAGAGTAAATACTACGACGAAATCAAGTTGAGGCCGGGCGTAACTCAGGAGCAACAGGAAGCTATTGAATTTTTCAACAGATACAACGAAAATCAAGCTGCAGCAGAAAAAAAGCACGGTGATTTTTTAAACAGAACTAAACAAATGTTTAACAACGATTTCAAAGGTTTTGATTTCAATGTTGGTGAAAAGAAGTTTAGGTACAGTGTTAAAAACCCAAGTGAAGTAGCTGAAGTGCAATCTGACATTTCAAATTTTATAGGGAAGTTCCTTGATAAAGATGGAAACGTATCAGATCACGTAGGTTATCACAAAGCATTGTATGCTGCTAGAAACGCTGATACTATGGCTCAACATTTTTATGAGCAAGGTAAAGCGGATGCTATTAAAGAAGTAGCTGCTAAATCAAAAAACATAACTACAGAACCACGACAAACGTCTGCTGGAAATGTGTTTGTTAATGGTTTACAAGTTAAAGCTATTAGTGGTCTTGATTCTTCAAAATTGAAAATTAAAACAAAAAAATTTAACTAAAAACAAAAAATTATGGCATTAAGTCCTGCATTCGGTTCAATTAAACCGTCTCAAGCTCAACAAACATTAGTTGACAATTATTTATCATTTGACTCTGCATCAGGCGGAGGAACTTTCGCACAACAGTATTTACCTGAAATCTATGAACAAGAAATAGAGCGTTACGGAAACAGAACTCTATCTGGATTCTTACGTATGGTTGGAGCTGAAATGCCAATGACT